GACAATCGCAGGATTGCTAAAAGGTATAAATAATGGCTTGGCTATTGACGCAGAAGATGATTATATCCAAAAACAAATTTCTTTTACTGGCATTCCAGATTTAAAAGAACAAATAAGAATCGAACTTGCCTGCTCTTTGATGTTTCCAATTTCAAAATTATTTGGAACTGGCTCTAAGGTTTGGGGCGAAGCTGACGATATTGAGAATTATAATTCAATGGTTGAATCAACAATCAGAACGCCTGAATGCAGATATAACCTAAAAGAACTTACCTTAATTGGCTGTCGCGTAGTATTTGGCAAAACGCCTACTTCCCCGCTAAGAATCAAATTCCCGCCATTAAGGGTTTTAAGCCCGATGGAAGAGGCTAAACTTAAATCACAACAAGCTGACTTGCTGATTCGCTTTGGTGATAGACAATGGCTAACTCCTAAACAAGTAATCACTCAAGCTAACATCCTTAAGCTTTTTCCTAACGAAATTGACCTGAAAGATGTGCCTGAGAAAACACCTCCTCAACCAGAGCCAATTCATTCTAAAGCAACGGGTGATGCTTACGGTGATGATTCTAAACAACGCAATAAGTTGGGTGGGGAAGAATAATTAACCTTTAGACTTAAGTAAAAAATCCATTATTTTTTCCATTTTTAATTTATAAATTAAGTAACTTTTGGAAACCCTTGGTTTATATTTTCCTATTTGAAATCCTAAGTCGGTTGCAATTTTGGTTCCTATTTCTTTTTTGATTTTTTCAAATTCTGCATTATTCATTTTACTTTCTCCCAAAGTTCAGGGTTTTCGATTTACCTATTATCTCGCCTAGATTTAAACCTTTTTTATTAAAATATCTTATTTCCCAATAAGCTATCCCAAGCTCTTTAGCCCACTGCATAATTGTTTGAGTTTTTCCATTCCAAGAGATAAAGACATTCGTTCGAGTATTATTACATTGCTGCTCATTGGTCGCCCATCTACAATTAGATGGTTCATAGTTGCCATTTACATCAATTCTATCTAGTGTCATTTTTAATGGCCTTTTGCCCATATCCACCAAAAAGTTTTCAAAAGAATTAAGCCAGCGCTCGCAAATTACAATGCCGCGCCCACCATAATTTTTATAATCTTGATGATTTTTATTTAAGCATCTTGTTTTCATTCTGCGCCAACTGCGGTAAGTTCTATCTTGATTAGGAATACCGTGAGTTACTTGAAATTTTGTATTTTTGCTTTGGCATCCGCAAGATTTTACTATTTCACTTGTAACTCTATCCTTCCTAGCAGTTTTTTCTTTTCCACATTCACATTTAAACAACCAATATTGTTTGTCGCTTTTGGAAAAAAGATATTTTAATGCCGTTAAATTATTAAAAATTTCTCCCTCAATATCTACTGATATTGAATGAATTTTATGCTTTCTCATCAAAATTAAATTAAGAATTAATAATTTTATCCATTATCGTTGGATCATCATTAATTATCAATATAAATCTTCCCTGTCCGTATGTAATACCATCGAACAAGCCATCAAAGCGGTTTAGGGGGTCTTTTTCGTCTTTTTTGAAACTAAATGGTTCGCCAAAACCCCAAACTCCCAACAAAGTCATTTTTTCGGTTAATAAAATAAATTCTCCGCCAAAAACAAAATCCTTCCCAAGCTCCAAAAATCTTACAAATTTAAATTTTCTATCTTTATATCTCATTTCATAATCAGCGCAACAATAAACGCCCTCTTTTTTACAACTTGGACATTTGTGTATTTTATATTCAGCTAATCTTAATTCCATAAAATAATTATTTGACTTTAATTAAAAAAAACATAATTTTGCTTTACGAAGCCTACGGGCTGTAGGCGTCAAATTGTTTTTAAGTTAATTAGCTTTTTATCTCGGCTACTAAGTCGCCGCCCGATTTAGTAGCTTGGATAACAAGTTAGAACTTAAAACATAATTAACAATTAAGCAATCTAAAAATCTTTCAATCAAAGTGCAAGAAATAAATAAAATTTTTTCAAACAGCGTTGAAGGACAAAAAAAATACATTGCTCCCCTCCTTTATGCGGGAATTGCTAAATACAATGACAAGAATTGGTCAAAAGTTTTAATTAATAAACATATTGACGACATTGCAAAAGCTTTTATCGGCTCACCAATTGTTGAAGGGCATAATCAGCCTACGGGTGATACAGACCCCAGTGTTCTAGGCGCAGTAGATGAAGTTCTTTGCAATGGAGAAGGGTTTACTTTAAAATACGGCACATCTATTAAGCGCGATTGTAAATACTATTGTAGCTTCGTTCCCAGAAATGGAAAAGAGCAAGAATGTGAAGAGGCGGTAAAAAGAACTGGATTTATTTCAACTTCTTATTTAGCCGAAGAAGTAATCGAGCCTAAGAATGGTGAAAAATTAGAATATATCAACATGCCTTATGATGTTGAGATTAAATCTATAGAGCCGCGTCATGTGGCTTTAGTTACTGCTCCTCGTTATGAAGAAGCGGTAATTTACGAAAATCAAAAAGAAACCAATATGGATATTGAATCTAAAATTGAAATTGAAAAAGGAGTTTTTGTTAGCTTCTTTTCATCTGCCGCAGAAAAAGGCAAAGAATTAATTGCCGGCATCTTTGATAATGCTAAAAAGAAAAAAGACAATATGTCTGACGAAGAAGCTAAAAAAGATTTGGAAAAGCTAAAAAAGCACGAAGAAGAAGAAATCAAAGAAGAAAAGAAAGATAATTCTAAAAAGAAAAAAAACAACTCAGAAGAAAAACCGAGAGGCTGGGTTGGTGAAAAAGAGGAAGATAACGAAGAAAAGAAAGAGGAAAAAGATAATTCTGACGGAGAGGAAGAAATGGATAATTCGGTGGAAGTAGATGGCGAAAAAGTATCTATGGACGACCTTAAAAACTGCTGGAAAAACTCAAAAAAATCTAATGAAAAATTAAAAGAAAATTCCAAAGAAGAGGCTTCTAAAGACGAGGTTTCTTTAGAGGATATTGAAGCTAAGTCGTTTAATAACTCAACTAGCGCAAAATCATTCAAAATCGGTGTTCCTGAATTTGGATATAACGAATTTTTTAACTCAAAAAAATAATAAACATGGTAGTATCTTACTCTCTAAATCAAGCGACACCTCTTGCAATTAAAGGTCAGCCAGCTTCTGGATATACTTTAAATACTCAAGAAGGTGCAATTAGCCCATCTTCTACATCAACTATCGTTGGCGGAACTGCGGTTAAAATTTATGGCAATGCTGGTGGTCAATCTCTTTTTGACAAAGCTGCTGCTGATGATTTAATCAATGGTTTTGTAAAATTCGATCCAACATATAACGGTGGCGCTTACGCAGTTATGGCTGGAAAACAGGTTACAGTTCTGGTTGATGGTTCTGTTATGGTAATGGAAGTTGGTGCAACAGCAGTTACTGCTGGCGACCAATTAGAAATTGTAGCAACAGGCGATCTAGTTATTCCATCTCTTGGCACTAATACCATCATTGGTATTGCTGAAGCTGGTGGCGCAACTGGCACTTTGATTCCAGTGAGAATTAAAGTTTCTGTTCCAGCGTAATTTTCTTAGACTAGGGCGGTAGTCTTTTAATTAATCTTAAAAATAATAAAAACATGACCGTTTCTAGTTTAAATCAACAAGAATTATCGAATACTCTAGCTTTAGCTTCTCAAAAAGGTGCTTTTGCTTTTGGTATGGAACAATTTGCCGGTGGCGAATTTAATAATTCAATCCTTCCTTCAGATGTAAAATCTCCGATTGGCGCAGGCATCAGAACTCTTTTTGAAAATTCTGCTGAAGGAAAAATTAAATCTTTTAAAGAAGTATTTAACAACGATACAGCAGCTCAATTCGGCGCTAACTTTAATATCACCGCTCTATCTCAATTAGCAGCAGGAACTATTAAACAAAAATTCTATTTAGTAGAAGAGCTTAATAAATATGTTCCTATGGACATGGGTGCAAATCCTTTTGCTCCAACAAGAGTATTTATTAAAGAATTTTATGGCATTCAAAATCCAGAGTCAGGTTTGATTTCTCCTGTCAATAAAGGGCAATATAACGAAGTTGAAACTTCTGTTGATAGCACTCCTATTGATCGCGAATTTTGGGCTAAACAAATTTCTTATAACTTCTTACAACAATCTCAGTTAGCCTACTTAGGTCAATCTGGTTATGATTATGTTAAATCAAAACTAGAAGCTCTGAATACTGACTATGAATTGTTTATGAGAAAAATCTTATTTTATGGTTTTTCTAAAAAAGACAATACTGGTCTTTTAACTTCAACTGAAGTTACCACCAATACAAGTTTGATTACTAAGCAAATCTCTCAAATGACTTCAACCGAGATTAACGCTTTTGTAAGACAAATTATCACTGTTTATCAAGCTAACCAAGTTTTAGGTGAATTTCCAGATACTTTCTTCATTCCTCAATCTGATTATACTGGAATGGGTGCATTGATTAATCCTGACTTTCCTCTTGCTGGATCAACTAAATTGGCGTTCTTGTTAGACACTTTTAAAATTATGACTAATAATCCTAATTTTAAAATCATCACTAACTTCTACGCTCAAAAATCTTGGGCCGCTCAAGCTCCGTATAAAAAAGCAAATGGTTCTGCTCCTCTATCTTACGACAGATACATGCTTTATAAAAACAAAACTGAGAGCTTGGTATTCGATCTTCCAATCCCATTCACAATGCTTGGAACTGGCACATTGAACAACTTTGATTATTTACAATTAGGCTATGCTCAAGTAGGCAAAACTTTTTTCAAGCGTCCTGCTGATGCAATTTACTTCGATAATACTAACTCATAATAGGCGGAAAAATGAAAGAAATTACTTTATTCAATGACGGAGCTTCCCAAATGTCAGTAATGGCTTTGGGTAAAGCTATCAATTGGAATCCAAAAACAACTCTAAATGTTTCTGAGGAAGAAGCTAAAATTCTTTTGAATTACGGTCATGTTAAAAAATATGACGAAATTTCATCTGATGGCGGCGAAAGAGCTAGAACATTAGAAGAGGAGAATAGAGCTCTTAGGGCCGAGGTATTAGATCTTAAAGCTAAACTTGAAGCTCTTAAAGATGCAGATGCTGACGCTTCATCATCTGAATCAGAAGATTTGGATAGAGAGGGTTTAAAAGCTAAAGCTAAAGAACTCGGAATCAGCTTTGCTAAAAATATTAAAACCGAAGAATTGGCTAAATTAATCGAAGGTAAATAATGCCTGCAATTGACGGTATCACAGTTCAAGATTTTAAAGACTTGTTTTACCGCGATTTCGATTATTTGCCAACTTGGTCGGTGTCAAAAACCTATAATATAGGTGACACAACTTTTTATGCCGTTACTCAAAAGTTTTATACTTGTAAAATAAATTCGACTGTAGGGGTCGTTCCAACAAATACTACAAATTGGGATGTCAACCCCTACTTAGTCAAAACGGATTATGTTTGGGATGAGGATATAGAAAAAGCTTACGCGGAATCGGACGCCACAGTATTAACAAAAATTAATACTTTGGCAGCTCTTAAGCAAGCTTATCTATATCTTTCAGCTCATTACTTAGTCGGAGATTTAAACGCTAATGGACTTCAAAGTACTGGTAACGGTCTTTTGAGTTCTAAAGCGGTAGGCAATGTTAGCGTTGGTTATGTCGTGCCAGAGTGGGCTAAAAAAGAAGGGTATTCTTTCTACACAACCACTTATTACGGAATGAAATATCTTACGCTTACAAGACCTTACAGAATAGGGAATGTTATTCCATTTTCTACTCCAAGGCACTCTCTTAACCCTATTAATTACATTTAATGGAAGGAGCGGAATTAAAATTCGATCTGACTAATTTAAAAAACCTAGCCAAGCAACTTCAGGTAAAAAAAGAAGTTCAGGTGGGTATTTTTGAAGATAGCATAAGAGCGGATGGAGTCCCTAATGCCGAAATAGGGTTTAAACATGAATTTGGAAGTCCGCAAGAGCATTTACCAATGCGCTCTTGGTTGAGAAAACCAATTTATGAAAGAGGTCAGCAATTAGCGGACGCTGTTAGCGCTTCGCTAGAGCAAGACTTAAGCCTTCCTAATGCTTATAAAGTTTTGGCTAAAGAAGCCGAACATATAGTGGAGGGAGCTTTTGCCAGCGGTGGATATGGAGAATGGAAACCGTTAAGTGACAGAACCGTTGCCAAAAAAGGTAACGATACAATATTAATAGAAACTGGTCAGTTGAAAAACGCAGTTAAAGCAAAGGTGGTTAAATTATGATGCCACAAATGCAAGATGCCTTAAATGGCTGGGAAGAGAAAATAGTTTTGCTAAAGCTTGCTTCTACAATAGATAGTAACGGCTTGCAAGTAACTACTGAAATTCCATTTAGCTTTATGGGGACTATTCAACCCTTAAAGCCAACCGAGTTACAAGTTAGCTCAAGTGGTCAAAGAAAATTTGAATGGTGGATGGTTCATACGAGGTTCAAACTACATGATGTGGTAACCCCAAGTGAGCGAATCCGCTTTAAAGGAAAAGATTACAAGGTAATGCTCCAAAATGACTATAGTAGAAATGGTTATTTAGAGTATCATTTAATTGATTATATAAACAATGGATAAAGATCCAGCGGCAATTTTGGTGGACATTGTGAGGACTTACATGTCTTTACAGAATAATCAAATTTGGCAATACAACCAACAGGTAAATATTGCTAATAATGAGTCGCTTTATGTGGTTATCCATTATTTAACTTCAATTCCGCTTTCTTCGTCTTCAAGTTTTGAGGTAGGTGCGGGCAATACTGGGTATGAAACGGTTTCAAATATGAGTAAAGAAATTTATTCAATTGAAATAGCTTCTTACGACAGAAGCGCAATTTCGCGAAAAGAAGAGATTATTCAAGCTTTAAAAGGAGGATATTCTCAAAATCAACAAGCGAAATATGGTTTTAGGGTATTCCCTTTGCCAGTTACCTTTAACAATGTTTCTCGCCAAGTCGGTGGGAATATGTTAAATAGATTTATGATAGACATAGCTTTAATGGTTACCAGATCCTCAACAAGAGTCTTGGATTATTATACTAACTTTCCTTTTCAACTAACTCCAAATCCGTAATTTATGACCGAAGTTATTTCGATACAAAATTTTGTAAATACAACAATTAGGCAAACTCCTAGTCTTCTAGGTGAAATTAATCCAAATAACCTATTGTTAATCACAACCGAAATTCCATCAAATATTGATGAGTATAGAACTTATTTGAACGCAAGACAAGTTGGTTTAGATTATGGCACAAACTCTGAAACTTACGCTCTTGCTCTTTCAATTTTTTCTCAAAGCCCTAACATCCTTACTGGCAATGGTAAGTTAATTGTAGCTCCTTTTATTGCAAGCCCTGCTACCGTATCGGCTACCAGAGGTAAGTTTGTCTCTGCTGACTTAGACGCAAACTTAAATGCTTTGAAAGCTGTTAGCGACGGTGATTTGAAAGTTACTATTAACGGAGGAACGCCAATCAATTTAACTTTGATTGATTTCACTAGCTGCACTACGATTGCTGATGTGGCGGTAATACTTCAAAGAAGGTTGCCAAACCTAACAATCACCGAAGCTAGTGGAGTTATTACCTTTACTTCTAAAAAAGTTGGCTCTACTTCAACAGTTGCCTTGGCTGCTGTGAGTGGTGGAACTGGAACTGATTTAACAACATCTGGACTATTGAATGTTTCTGGCGGTTCTGCTACTGGTGGCGCAAACTCAAGCGGAGAAACTATCGTTGCTGCATATACAAGACTTTCTGCTGCCGTTCAATTTACTCCATTTATCACCAATAAACTTGTAGAAGATGCGGTTGCTATTACTACCGCTACTTCAGTTGAAGCTTCCGACAAAATTTGGTTTAATGTTTGGTCTGATAGCAATGATTTAGACGGAGTTATTTCAACTATCAAATCAGCTAATCAAAGAACGATTGCTTTATTTTATACAGTAGTTGCCGAGGCTCAAAAATTTATGGCTGCTGATCCAGCTACTTTATGCTCGGTAAATTTTAGCGGCAATAACACCTTCTTGAATGCTAACACTCAATTAAGAACTCTTAACGGCATTCTTGCTGACGCTGGAATGACGCAAGCTATTTTTGATAAAGCCGCTATTAAAGGCGCTAATATCTATGCCAATGTAGGCGGATTGAATTGCATAGTAAACAATCGCTACGGTGATTCTGGGCAATACCAAGATCAAGTTTATGGTCGTCAAGCATTAGTTTACTCTTTAACTACTGGCGATTTTAATGCTTTGCGTTCAGGAGCTATTCAGCAAACTCCTCAAGGTTTGGATAAATTAGTTTCTGCTACCAATTCAGTTTTTGCTAAATTTGTAAGAGCTGGTTATATTGGAACTGGTTTAAATTGGAACAGTCCTATAACTTTTGGAAATGCTCAAGATTTTAGAGATTCAATTTTTTCTGTCGGTTATTACATTTACACAGATTCTATCGCAAATCAACTTCAATCCGAAAGAGAGGCCAGAACCGCTCCTTTACAACAAGCTGCTTACAAAGAAGCTGGATTCATTTACAGAGCGTCTATTGATGTTCTTGTGGAAGCTTAATAACCTTAACTTAAAATAAATTATGTCGCAACAATTTACATTAGCCGGAGACGCAACATTAACCTTGCAAAATTCAGACGGATCTAATCAAAGAACTTTTGCTGAATTAGCAAACAACAATGCAATTTCTGTTGCATTTA